CTTGACGCCTCGTCTCAATGGATGTGCGTTTCGCCTTTGTTTTTCGGCTTTCGGGGATTCAAGATGCCCACCTTCTGATGCTCGTTTACCTGCCGCACCTACTGTATGTGAATACTTTGCTGGTTTGCCTTCCGGTCCACCACCATGCTGTCTGCCTCGGTATCTCTTCAACTGATCTGAAGAAATTTTCGCCCATTTCTTGGCTCGCTTCCCTCGTTGTGCCTCGACTCCTGCGTCATGTGTCTTTTGCTTAGGCCCTCGGTCGTCATAATTACCGCGTTCCTTTGACCAACTCTTTTCCGGAGTCTTGCCACTAGGTCCTTTTTCCCGACCTAGTCTTTCGCTTTTACTCTTGCGTCCAAATTGGGCTTTCGCTGGGTGATAAACCTGGGCGTCACCAGTCTGCCCTGAACCTCGTTTTGCAAAGTTTGTTGCGACTTCTTCTAGAGATTCGTCATACCATTCTTCATTCTTTGTCTTCGGTACGTTCACAGGCTTTCCTTCTGACTTGCGAAGCTCATAGTCATACATCTTATCAGAGACCTTGCCGCTCTTGCGCTTTCCGCGAACACGCTCGCGATGTTGATCTTTGCGGCGCCGAATAATCTCAGCCTGGCTCATTTCTGATTCGTCTACCTTCTTGGACTTGCCGGGAGCATCATACTGCTTGTTGAGGCGCTTGTTGCCCGCGCGCCATTTCTTGCGATTCTTTTCAGCTTGCCTGCGAGATTCAGCCTCGTCATACTCTGGGGCCAGTTTGTCTCCGCGATGAGAATCCAGTCGGCTTTCATCAACTTCATACTCTTCATTGCTTTCAACCCTCTTAATTCCTCTTTCTCTGTTGCGCCTTCGTGTCGCCAATTTAACGTAATCCGACACAGCAGTACCTTGACTTTTCTGGGTGGAGGTCGGCCCGTATTTTATGTCATCTTGTGTTCTGCTAAGGCTTTGCTTTGATTTCTCCAAATAACGTCTTTTTGCGTCGGGATTATCCAAAATTTCTCCAAGAGTCTCTTCATTCGTACTGGCCGATTGATTCCAAGGTGGTGTATTGTATTGTTGTCTACTTACTGCTGCCCACCCCTTATTTATTTCATAGTACCAAAAGGTATCAGTTTCAATTACTTTGAAATTACCTCGTGGGGTTTTAACAGATTTATTACCACCTCTAGTTAAGTTTTTTGTTACTGGCACACCATCTTCCCATTTCTTGTTAGTGAATTGCGCTTTCAATGATCCACCGTTACCTGTAGCCGTATAAACTTTCGCTTTCCTACCTTCACCACGCATTTCCTTTACAAATGATGTAACTGCATCTTCCTTTAGGTCGACCTCTTCATTCGTACTATGGGGAATAAGATGCTTACCATGTGCCGTTGCTGCACCCAGTCGATACTTAATGTGTTTCACATCTAGACCCACCGGCTGGACATTATACTTACCGTTGCCGTGATCGTGAATTATCTTATGCTTTATGCCTTTGTGTGGACCCTTTGATGCAATAACCGTATCGCCTACCTTATGGGCTGTTGCCGCTTCGTCAATATCATAGTCCTCGCCATGCATCTTCTTTTCAGCCTTGCGGCCTCGCTCTCCACCACCCTTCGGATTTTTACTCTTCAGCGTCATCTTCCCTTTGGCACTACCACGCGCAGCACGAGGAGGGAGCTTTTCAATCTTTCCACCACGCTTGACAAAACCAGATACCGTATCTTCTTCTTCATCAAGTTCAGGATCATATTCTTCGTCTGTTGGATCCCAGCCCTTTGCTAGTCTTGAACCCTTCTTCAACTTCACCGGTTTGGCCCATCGCTTCGCTCTTTCCTTGGCTGCCTTTTCTTCTGCTGGGGTTCGCTTGAGCCCCCCGGACTTCACCCTCGGTCTGGTGCCATCGGCATCTTCTTCATTCAACAGCTTTTCATTGTAGAGCGCAACGCTAGGACCATGGTCAAGCTGAACTTCCGAACGCCCAGTATTTTGAAAGCCAGAAATCGTTCCTGTTCTTCCTGCATATGGTCCTTCTTGAACCGTAACCCCGTCGCCAACCAAAAGCTCATTACCAGTTGAGTCTATTTGCTCTCCTGAAGTAACGTCCTTGACTGCTGCCAGCAGCGAATCTGAAACTAGTTTTTTACCAAACATATTATTTACTCCTTATCTTTACTAAAATGTCTATTGTGCATTTTCCAAGCTGTTGCATAGAGAACTTCTTTCCAGTCCTCTCCATATCTTTCTTGAAACCCTGCCTTATTTTTCTTAATGAATCTCTCTGCTTTTCCTGAAGGAGGAGATTCTTCGTCAACAAAAGACACTTCTTCTCCCCTAATTCTAGACTTCTTGGCTATATGTCGTTGCCTTAAAGTTTTTAGTGTCTGCTTGTGCCTTCTAATTTTATTATCAAGTTTTGTGTCATGTCTATCATCGGCAGCATCTATTCGGCCATCTACATCCTCGGTAGTAGTGGTGTCTTTTTCTTTCTTCGCCTTTTCTCGATCTTTGATTATACCAACATGCCTTGATGTTGGCCGTTGATACCTATTAGCCCCAGGTTCAAATGCTCCGGGATCATCTTTCTTAATCTGAGTTTCAGCCTTCTTCGTTAATAATCTTTGGGCTGGAGTGAGGCGTCGAGCTTCTTTCAGCTTCTTTTTCTTCTTCGTTTCGGCCGCCTCTCGCTCGCGGTCGACTCTTTTACGCATCTGTTCTTTTGTTGGAGGACCAGTCTTTCGCGCCATGCTAGCCTGCTGCCTATTTGATGCGCGGCGCATGTATGGATTTTCTATGTTCTCGTCAACACGACGACCCTCTTTGATGACTTTATACTTCTCATTGGTTACAGTAAACTCACCATGCTTTTTGTTGTAGGCAACAAGATTTCCTCCATCAACACCAACCAACTCTGCGGTCTGACCCTTGAGAGGAAAATCATAGTCATTAGTATCACCAGTTCCCTTGGTGAATTTTACCGTCTGCCCTTCGTCCACACAACCCTGCCCAGGAGTATCTTTCGTATACTTCTTGCGTAGTTTGCTTGTGGCCTCATCGCCTGCGCCATGCTCTTCTGAGGCGAACATTTCAAATCGTTCGTCCATGTCATAAGCCTCAGACTCGAAAGATTCGTTAATGTCATACTCTTCGTTCTTCTCCCAGTCAACTTTACTTCGCCAACCCCCAGGTTTACTGGAAGAAGAATCGGTGTCATCGGCAGCTTGTTGTTGTTGCTGTTGTGACTTTGCGGCCTCTTTCTTCTTTTTCTTTTGGTTTCGTCTCCAAAGCACAAAAGCCGCTCCGGCTAAGGCAACCTTTCCAACCTTACCCAACTCATCAAGAAATTCTTCGTCTAGTTCGGTAACATCTTCGTTCATTCGATCAACATGACTTTCCCATAAATCATTATCGTCAACTTTCTGAGCCTTGCCTCCGGCAATGAACGAATTTATTCTTGTATATGCCCATTGGTCAGGAGTAGTGGTTTCTTTCTTAGTACAATCATTATTCCAAGAGTGTAATCCTCGAACATATACTTCAGATAAAATGTCATAAGGAATTTCAGACTTCCATGCCTTGTTGACCAATCCTTCAATTAAAGAGTCTTCGGCTGACGACTGAACAAGTCCTTCTCGGACATCACCATCGAAACGACTAATCTTACCACCATGCTTCATTACCAGATCAACAACCCTGGCTTCAGAACCATACTGAGGAGTGTCATGCCCAGAATATCGGTTCATTCTATCGACTTGCTTTATTAATGCATCGTCCGAACTCGTAGGAGCTTCCTGTCCTACACTAGACTTACGGACATGGAATTGAACTTCTGTTCCGTCTCCAGATTTCCAAGAAATATTAACCAAACCTGTTCGCTCAATGTCAGAAATAAACGAATCTGTATATTCTGATGAAGGAAATTTAGCCACAAAATTCATCTTCTCTGGATGATCGTCCGCAGTAGATAGTGGTGTTGTTTGATCTGCCTCTGTTAATTTATTTGATAATTCATGAAAATTCATGCCGTTTGTTCCTTCCCCGAATATGTCCTTACGGTGCAGTAGCAACAAAAATCTGTGATATAATATTTCGTCTGTTAATAGATATTCAAATACTCTATCAACTGTAGAAAATATTTTGTTTCTTAATAATGGATTTGATCCACTCTTTTCAAAATCTCTGAATGCTCGCTTGGTGAGAGGAATATCTCCTGTACCACCAGTGGCCAGACCAAATCGTAAAAGTCTGTTAAATCGCGGACCAATAACTCCGCCTTCGTCTTCGGTTAACATTTCAACATAGTCAAAAATGCCATCTTGTTCAAATCGCTCGTTTATCTTCATGCCTTTGCGAACGGCATTGTATAAAGGCTTGGCAATCTTTGCATTGGGTGCGCCCTTCTTGAAACTAACAAAGTCGCCCTTACTTGCAGCAGCACGCATTTTCGATGCACTCATTCCAGATACGTCTTCGGCATCAGGGTCACGATCTCCTGCACTCACCACATCAATTTTATCGAACGTATAGTCTTTCTTGTTGTATCTATTCAAGAGAGTCTTAAATTCATTGATTCGATCAGACCCAGCCAAGAGTGTCAGATTTTTATAGCCTTCTGCTTCAAGTTTTTGTACAGCCTTGATTAACGTATTAATCCCCTCATCCGAAGAGATTTTCCTGGCGTGACGCGGAAACATCTTCCGCATGAACCGGACCTTCTCTTTGAAAGTGAGGGGATTCTTTTTTGGGTCTGTAGATTTTGTAGGATAGATACGATAATCGGCACCGCGCTTCTTTGCTTCTGAAACGACAGCCGTGATTAGCTTTTCATGCCCTGTGGTTGGGGGATTAAATCTACCCCAGGCCAGGACAATGGAATCTGTTTTGGCCTCATTCAAGGTGAGGTCCTGATATGTTTTCTTCTGCATTCTCGGGTTTCCCTTGGGCTTACCGGTTTACATTATATATGTAGTTACTATTTATATTTTCTTGGACTGGCCCGGCGTTTCTACGTCGGATTTAGTCCTAAAAGCCTTGAGTCGTTCTACTTCAGCCTTTCGTATCTTGGGCATCAGCTTCTTTGAAATTTTCTTGATGACTGCTGATTTCTTTTCTAGCTTCTTGCTGACTGCAATCCTTTGGGCAATAGATAATTGAGATTTTGATTTTCCGGCCATCAGCTTCTTGGTGAGAATGTTTCTGGCTGCAAGAATCGCTCGTTTTGTCAACTGGTCACGGTCGGCCATTCTTCGTTGCTTGATGGCTTTCTTTTTCTGAATCTTCTTACTCAGCCTAGACATTCTTCTACCCATTTGTCTGCGCTGAGCCATAGACATAGCTTCGTCTACGGATTCTAATTCAGATTCGTCTTGCCATTCGTCGAAGGATTTCATTATGGATTATCTACTCCTATTACTGATACACTAACAGTAAAATCGTCCAGAATCTCAGTAAGGTCCGGATCCGTAGCTGAACTATGAATAAACCTAAAATAGATTGGTGAATCTACGCCAAGAAATATTCCTTCAGAGACAGGGCTGGAATCGCCGTACGTCTTGAAGGAAGTGCCGGTCCAACATTTACCTAATTTACCATTGCGAACATGTTTTAACCCAACCAATTCACCAGTATCGAATTTGCCGCCACGAACCTTACCTTCGCAAGTATCCGCATCTGAACATCCCATAACCCTATATCTCCAGAAATTAGTTGAAGCGTATATGTACGCACCCTCAACCTGAGTATTACCTGGTAGGCTATGCAATAAACTTGAAATTATACACAGATTAAAATCACTAGAAAAAATTTTCATTATAGCCGAAGCGCAACCCGGAAGAGCAGATAAATCATTAGCTGAAGTATCATTAATAATACACTCTGACAGATAATTGTCATCAGTAGTCGATATATTGTCATCGGCTCCATTGGGATTAGTTGGATCTGCAAAATAAAATTTAGCAGAGCTGCCAGCATCCACCACATATAAATTAAAATAATATGTTTTATTTCTTCTTAGACCAGTAGTCGTCGCCTTTAATGTGCCGTTTGTAATTGCATCAGCAACATCAGTATGTGCTGCCGGGGGTAATGTAGTAAACCATACAGCAGCAGAATTTGGTTCTTCCCAACCATGATGTGCCATGGCAGTATCAATACCAATCATCATGACACCCATAAGAATGGATAACAATAATGTAAAATATCGAGTCATATATTGCTTCATCATATTATTAGTTTCCTACAATCCAAAATAGAGTTGTTGCCGGAGTGGCGGCGTGGAAGGTCGGGGGAGTAGTAACTTGCAAAAAAACCCACATTGCCCCTACATTAAATCCATCATAAACACCGGATCCTGAAAATTCTGTACATACCCCAACCGCTGCGCCGTTCAAAGCCGACCCCGTGATAGCAACGCTATCGGCACAAGTAGAGTCGGCACATATTCTCATGTTTGCAATTGTATCGCCGCTTGAAGCCGCAGCTCCAATATCAGTGGATACACAAATCGTGGCAGTTGGAGCCGAAATAAACAAAGGAGCAGAAGAACAATTTGAACCAATCGTGCAAATAAATTCAGCAGGCACAGAAGGATCTGTTACGTTGTCTATTACTACTCCTGTTGTAGTTCCTGAAACAGGTCCTTTGATCGCCCAATATAATGTCTGATTTCTCCTTAGATTATTATCAGTCCTGTGGAGGTTTCCGTCTGTCAAATTATCAAATTCATCATTAGGAACAGACCGCATCCACTTATGCTTAATCTGGGCATTATCCGCCTTCGCCATCGAAGGAACCAGCAAAACCCCCACAATCGCAAGGCACATTAAAAATCTTTTCTTAAACTTCATTGTATTAATTCTCCTAAAAGGGTAAAGTATTCTACTTCTATTTATCCTATTATTTGTCCCAGGATTTTTGAGCCGTGAAATTATTGTACGAGAATTCTAGCCGATCCACCAGCTTAACTGCATTTCCCTTCAGTCTGTCTACGACCACATAGCCTTCGTCAGGCGTCACCTTATATCCAGTCTTGGTCTTGATGAATGTCTTTGCCATTCTTCGGGCACCCGTATCTAGCTTGTCTATGATAAACTGTTTTGCATCAAGAATATGACTCTGGAACTCGACAACCTGACGAACAGTAGCCTCTGTTCTCCGAATGGTCCGAAGATGTTCTTTCATAATCATCTCTTTTCGCTTCTTCATTTTTTCCTGTTTCATAGGATCAATCTGCTTTGTCTTCCACCATTCCTCGAAGTATTTGGCATAGCCTCGCGAGTGCGCGCGAGGATCAGAAACCTTTTCCCCTGCTCGAACCTTTGTATTGTTATATGTCTTGAAAGAAGAACCAACCGCAGAACCAGCCAGTTTGTCTTGTGTGTCAAGAAAGTTTTTCAGGGCTCGCGAGTCAATCTTCTGAAATACTTTACCAGCACGCGCCAGGTATCGAGTGATCTCTTTCGTTTCGGCTTTTGTGAATAACATCTTACCGGAAACATCTCGATATGATGCATCTTCAAACCAGACATTCTTGGTTTGTTTCAAGCCAGAAACGCTTGCTCCGAAGGAGGCACTCAGGTCAGCCAATGTGGCTCCTCCAGAATAGGTAGTATGCCATACAACACCTAGCTTGGCTGCCTTGATTCTCTTTGCGAATTGGCTATTTGCAGGCACGGCATAGACAATTGTATTGGGCTGAAACGTAACATAGTCTTCGCCACCAATCGAGGTTGTCTCAAGGTCGGACTGAGTGAACATCATGTCGCCTTGAAGGACACCTTTGATTCCGATGGCCGGAAGAGTCTTCAGAGCAATTTGGAGCTTGTCGCGAAGCCCTCCTGAATAGCCATGCTTGTCAAGATCGGATTTAGACTTGACCAGCTTTGGGTTCTTGGCGAACACACCTTTCGTTCCGACAAAAAACTTTCCATCTTCTGGGTCGATGCCTGCGAAGATTGCAGGAGCGCCATCCCACTTGACAGAGATGTCTACCTTACCCTTTGACTGCCCTGAGAACATGTCGCGAAGAGACTGAATGAAGTTGATTGCTGCACGACCCCCAGGCACACCGAAGTTTAGAATTTCATCTTCAATATGTTCAGTCATTCGAGATGCAAGTTTTTACCTGCACCTCGATTGGCCCCCCCTTCTACAATAAAATGCCCGAAACTTTGCATTAGTTAATCCATTCTACAAGCAGACCTGAATATTTGCCTCTTGTGGTTGGTTGTTTAGCAACACCTTTGATTGTACTATAAGGAAGTCGATGTAGTTCGGCAAATTCTTTTAAACATCCAAACTCTTCTGTTTTCCCATTCCATGTCACTCTACAAGGTTTTGCTCTTGGATTTTTAGCTCCAAATTTATCGTAGCTTATCCAATTCCGATTTACGCTCTTAGCTCCTATTTTTCGTTTGGTTTCTTCTGAGTGCCTTTTTCCTAACATTGTGCCAGGCTTGCCTAATTGAGGCTTTGCCCAACTCCGTATATTCTTTCTCTCTTCTGAAGAAAATTGAGCCCAGTATTCTTTCATTGAGTTTGAGTTGCCACCAAACCCACCGCGTGAGAGGTTATAGTAGTTCGGATCTTCTACTGCATTCTCTATATCAATCCACCTCTCTTCCGATTCACATAGCTCGGATAGTGAATCACACTCCTGTATGGTTTCCCTAGAGAAGTTTTCACGACCATACTTACGAATAGCCTTCTTTAAAATAGTTCCTGAACCCAAGTATATACCAGTCTCATTATGCGAACACATACCAATGTATTGTTTTCCGTTCAAATTGTTGGTTGTTCTGTATATAAACATATTCTTCCCGGGTGCTGCGCCTTCTGATAGTATGTGTTGGGTAAATGATTGCAAAATATTATTTCTCTTGAGTTATTAGTTTGGACCTGTTACAAAGTCTTTAAGATTCTTTAACGCACTTCCCTTTTCAATATAATTTCTATAATA